GCCATGACGCCCCGCTGGAGGAATGCGGCCGCGGCTTTGTTGTGTGCCAGGGCCATGTCGGCCTTGAATTGGCCCCGCTGGAAATTCCTGATCCCCTCGATTGCCGTCGTGGCTCCGGGGAGATCTTCGGGTTTGGCCGCCAGCGTGGCAATGTCGTTCTGGAGCTGTTTGATCTGAGACGTGAACCGGGCTTCGACCTGCTCGGTGGCGTGGTGAAGGGCCGCTTCGTAGAGGTCGTTGGCCTGTTCGTCCTCGGTCGAGAAGGTTTTCTCCTTGAGCAAGGATACGAAGTTCGGCCCGAAATGTTCGGTTAGTTTCTGCTCCTCCTCTGCGGTGAATACCATCTTACCCTGTGCATCAGCCGTCGGTTCCTTTTTGAGAAATCGAACGACCAATTTGCCCATCTGGGTGTTGGAAAGAAATTGTTTGAAATCCATATTTTGAAAAATTAGTGGTTGTATTGTGCCCGGATGGCAGCGTTTTCGATGCACTCGGCGAGGGTCATCGTTCCGTTGATGAGTCCGAGGTCTTGAGCTTCGTCCGGGTGAAACATGGCTCCGGAGAATACTCCGGGTGCGTCGGCCTTGATATTCGGCCGCCCAGCCTTCACGTCCTGGTGAAATTGTGCGACGGTGTGGGAGAGTTCTTCCTTGATGAGCGCATATTCGCCTTCGAGCGCCTGGCGGTAGCTGAGGTTTTTGTCAGGGCTTTCATCTGCGTAAACCGTGATGACGGTATAGCCTTCCTTTTTCAGTTTTTTCGTGTCGTCGACGATGTGATACAATGCGCCGATGCTTCCGACTTCGGAAAGCGGGTTGTCGCAGAAAATCGCGTCGCATTGCGAGGCTGTCCAATAAGCCAGCGACGCACAAAAGTCTACATGTGCGATGATCGGCTTGCCGAGAGCCTGCGCTTGGCCGATGGCCTCTTTGAGTATGGATACCGCATTCGCGGCACCACCGCCGGAGTCGATATCGAGGACGATGGCGCAGATCTCCGAATCATTTGCTGCCCGTCTGATTGCACGGGCATAGGTTACGGCTCCTGTCGTGAAGCAGGAGTCGTATTTGGTAATTGTTCCGACGATTGGAATGACGGCGACCTTCGACGGCCTGGATTCGGAACCCGGACTTGCTTCGTAAAGGTTGACTGCCGCGGCGGAGAATTCGAAGGAGGGCCGGGCCTCTCCGACCCGTTCGCCGCGGAGGAAAGAAAGCGCCACCGGGAGCAATGATTCGTAGTCGTGTACGAACCATTGCCCACGGCGGACGTCGGAAAGGAGCTGAAGAGGATTCTGGGTTGTTTCTATGCGGAACATTTGTGAATTTTTCACAAACTTACTCGCACCCAGGAGCGATAGAAAGGACTTTTTTAATAGGTCGCGGCGGGTTCTTGGTCTTGTATTCGAGAGTAAATTCGCATAGTTCGCCCTCTTTAACGAGTGGGCGGCATGGCAAATCTTCCGTGCCGAGGATGTAGTAGCCGGTTGTGAGACGGATTTTTATGATGCAGGGCTGATGGAGAAGCACGACGTCGCTGAGGAGTGTTGCCGTGACCTTGGTAGTCCAGTAGGTGCCGTTGTCATCCTCTTTTGGCGTGATCTCAATGCTCCGAGGGTTGACTTTCGAGAGTGGCAGATTCCGGAAATAATTTGATGGGTCGTTCCATGCTTTGACCCCGATGCGGGCGATAAATTTCTGTTTCATTTTTTTGACGTTAAAATTGACAAAATCGCAAGTCAAATTAAATTATTTTATTATATGTGAATCCTGCTATTTTTTCGGAGGTTCGGGCGGTTGTATCTGGCTGAAATGATAACGCGCCTTTCGATGGATAAGGTCGGCCTTGCGACGGATGGCGGCGAGTGATGTCCGGTAGGCTCGTTTACCCAGCGTCTCGGCATAGTCGGCCGACACGAGATGCCGGGAAACTACGAACGCTTCGATGATGTCGCGCTTGGGCATGCCGGCCTGGATGCCTTGCAGGTAGTAGGTGTCGAGGTCGATGTTGAACAGCGCATCGAGGATCATGTTGAGCCGTTTGGTGTCGGCCTCCGTGAAAAAGACGTAACGGGTCATTGCGGCGTAGGTGGTTTGGTGACGCGGCAGAATGAGGGTTACGGTGAACTCGTCATCGGACCTGCCGATAGGCGTGTCGCTGACCTTGTACAATCCGACGGCCATGCGGCCGAAGTCGTTGGCGAGGGATAGACGGATCGGCCCGGATGCCGGAGCATTGAACAAGTGGCGTAGGTAGTCGATTGTGAGTTGGTCGTTGGCTCTGAATTTTATTTCCATATTCGAAAGGTTTTTGTGTCGTGTCGTCGTATGTACATAGGGTCGAGTCGCACGAATTTATCCTCTTTCACGGTAATAATTACGAAGCCTTTGTCGTCCTGGAAATAACCTCGGTCGACAAGGTATTGGCAGATTTCGATGAACCGGCTGACGTCTTTGGCAATATCGTCGATGCGGGTCCATTGGTAGGGAGGAACGCGCAATAATCTCGGCACGAGTTTCGTCGTGTAGATTTGAATCTCCTCCGGGGTTATTTCTTCATATTCGATCATGGTGACATGTTTTTTCGACCTACATGACCTACACGACCTACAAATCTGAAAATCAATATTTTGTAAAATAGGGTTTTGTAGGTTTGTAGGTTGTAGTATCAAAATGTAGGTTTAGGTGTAGGTCGTTGTAGGTCGGTTGTAGGTTCACTATGTTGTTTCATCTTGTTGATTTTTAGGGATGTAGGTAGTTGTTGGTTGATTTTCCGTAAAAAGCTATATTCGCGCGTTATATTTTTCTTTTGTTGGGCTGTGCGCTTCGCCTGCGGGTTCGATGTCGGTTGTAGGGCCTTAGCGATTTGTGCGGTGATGTCGCGTCGTTTGCAGGGGATGCAATCGAGCAGGCTCGGGATTTTGTAAATCGGTTCCGCATGCTCGAAATAATAGGTCCGTTCGAGTTGGTGGTTGTAGCGTTCGATCAGCCGACATGCAGCGTCGAGGAGAGAGACAGCCCCTTCGACACCGTGCAGTCCGTATCCGCTTTTTATGCGGAAATATAGGTCATCTACTCGGTCGAGGAAGCCCCGGGCCGTTTCGGGATTGAACCTGGCAAATATCCGGTAGGCCGGTTCGGCCACGGTAAAAATAATTTCCTCGACCTGCCGATGGCGGCGCTTGATCTCGTGGCGATACTGACCGGACGCTTCCAGGGCTTCTCGGAGATCTCCCATGATATAAGGTAGCATTTGGATCAATACGAGCATATCGACTGCCGTGTCTGCCATGTGTTGTTCGACTTCGCTCGGCCGCTTTGGCAGTCGGTGCGGGGTCATGGCTTGGATGGCCATGCGGCGGCGGAGCTGCGCCGCTTTGATTTGCCGGGACGTCATATAATCAGGCGTGAAGGATAGGCGGCTATTTCGGGACTCGGGGAGGCCGTTTCCTGTAATTCCCGTTCAAACTCTTCGATGCGAGCTTCGTCCCGTCTCACGGCTATCCGGGGTATGAAGCAATGGACTCGGATTCCGGAGTCGGTTTTTCCCTCCCAGATACGGGCCGGAACTCCGTTCAGGGTAACGATTTTGTCGGTGTTTTCGATTGTGATTTTCATAGTTGGACTTTTTGTGTTGTTTTTCAGGCGATTTTATTTCGTCGATAGCTGCGGCTGTTGCCTCGCTCCATGCGGTCGCTACTTGGGTGACTACGGCATTGCCGAGGAATTTCTTCTGTTCCTCCTGCGATCCGATGAGCACGTAATCGTCGCCGAATCCCTGGATGCGCTTCATTTCGGGAATCCGAAGCATACGCATTGTTACGTCTACAATTCCATAGAGGATGCAGAACTCTTTCACGCGCACCATTTCGGGAATGTCGTCCGGCTTGATAGTCCAGGCTGGTACTCCCTGCTCGACGGACACCAGATAAGGCGGACGTTTGTCCATCCGGGCGATCAGCGTGAAACAAGGCGCATCCACAGAGCCGCCGGCGGACCGGTATTGCGGGTTCAGCAGGTAGTGGGCGTTTATGAGTCGTTGTTTCGGTATTGTCATCAATGTTCCGCATGGTGCGTTCACGGAGGATATTTGTCCGCCGCCGGAGAAGTAGTTGGTGATAAATGGTTGCACCAACTGGAAACGGTCTTTTGTTGTCAGCGTTGGGGCCGGCCGTTCAACGGGTGAGTTGTATCCGTTTCCGTAGTATGCCGAGACGAAGGCGTGGTGGTCGATTGTCGTAACGGTTCCGGCCGGGCCGTCGACGGGAATGTTCTTGCCCGCGGGCTGTCCGCTGAACTGCTTGGATAGGAAATCCACACGGGCTATGCCGAGCCGGTTTTGTGTCGCCACGGTCGGGCACGGCGCGTCGAGCCCGGGTGCGATGTATTTGCCGGACTGGTTTCGGGAGTTGTATTTGACGAGGAAAGCGTCTTTGCCTCCCGCAACGAATTTCACCAGCCCGGCGTGGATGCGGTCGAGTGTTGCACCGACGAGCTGCCGCCGGCGATTGAAGATCGACTCGCCGCGATCTTCGAAGTCGAGGCATTCCCGCACGGGCCGCCATGGTGCGAGTGGTTCGGTGAAAAGGTCGCGCGTCTGCTCCGGGTTTCGGGTGTGTGTCGGGCGAGGCCATGCCATCGGCAAATCTGGCCGCACGAACTGCCCGAAGTATCGCACCCGGGATGTATAGGCCCCGAAGTCGGCCGCATTGAGCACGCGGTGTTCGAACCGATAGCCGTGGGTGCATACCTCCTCCACCCAGCGGCGGTAGTGCATTCCCTTGTGCTCGGGGTCGGGAACCCACACCGGGGCGACGGTTGTTGTTCGTCGCTTGCGGTCGTGTTTGATGTCGAGCGTACAGAAGGCCGCACCGTCCGGGCCGACGCTTTCCTTGACGATGAGCGGCCCCCATTCCATGAATTCGACGACATTTTCGATCTGGATATAGTCGGGGCACAGCTCCTCGATGTAGCGAAAAAGGTGATCGGCCAGCGTGCGGCTGTCGGCGTCGCGCGACATGCCGCCTTTGGCCCGGGAGTGGTTCGTGCATTCCAGCGAGGCCCAGAGTACGAGTTTCGCACCGGGGT